GTGCAAGGAAGCCAATGATACTTCTGCGGAAGCAGTAGTAGAGCATGAGAAGATGTGCCATGACCGCAGCCGCAACGGTGCACCACGCTGTCATGATGCCATAGGCGCTGGTCGTCCATCGAAAGACCTGAACCGCCGCACTGGCAGTGTCCAAAGTCTCGATGAGGGTCTGGTCCATATACTCCCCTCGATCCTGGGGGCACGTACTGCGTCGTTCTTCGATCTGATCGACTTCAGCTGCCGCAGTTGGCAATTCTTCCTCCTCGAGGATCACAGAAAGCGCAGGAGCGACAATCTCTGTTCCGCAAGGAATGGGTAAGCACTTGCAGAGGGTTTGGGGGCGGTAGCACCCCTTACAAACTTCAATTGCTGCCATGTCTTGATGAGCCCCACGCAAAGACTCTTGTTGTTCGCTGTGCTGCACGCATGAACCAGCAAACCACTCGAGAAACTCGTGGATATCATCGTAGACGCCGATGATGACGTGCCTTGCACGCTGCCCTTTAACTCCTTCTCCGTCCTGAACGACTTTGTTAACCTCGATGTGCCAATAGTCGTCGTAGCAGCCAGGGGCAGCTTTGACGAGCTTGGCGGGGTCCAACATCTCGCGGGAGTCGTCACGGGCGAATCGCAACTTGGGACGCAACCTTACGACGAAGGGGAGACGCCGCTGAATGGCCAAAGGGCACCCGTAGTTGTTACTAGCATTCATGTCCGTTGTGTTGGAGGTTGCTACTACGAGTTTGGCCAAGACGGGCGTTCGGCCCTTGTCGGCCAGTTCTGCTTGGTTGGGCACAAACGCTGTGTTGTTCAGTACCTGAATGACCTCCTGGATGGTAGGTTCTGGCGTCTGGAAACGCGTGTGCAGAGCGGCGACGTCGTCGAGTACGATGCACCACTTGGAGGTGGTCCATCCGCTCCAAAACGCGTCGTTGAAATTGCGAGTGTACTTGTACTCCGAAGTCACTGGGTGTCCGAAGAGTTGGCCAAAGTACGTGAAAAGAATCTCGCAAAAGTTCGACTTGCCGATACTTGATCCGCCCGAAAGCAGGATGCCGTATGGTGCTGCACGTGAAGCCTGGGCGGCACTGCGCGTGAGCATGGTGTCCTTGATGAGACTGAGGTCGGCACAGATGTTCCGCACCACATCAAACTCGCGGCGTTTGCTCGTGGGGATGTGACGCTTGATGGCCTCGCCATTCTCGATGGCGTCATCGAGACGTTGTCGGAACTCGAAGTAGTCGAAGCCCACGGCGTCAGGATTGCCGATGAATTGCGCCTTGCCTTTCAAGTCGAACGCTTCGGTACACCACGCTTCGTATGACGTCGCGTTGTGCAAGAAGGGTTGCCAACTGCCAACTTTGACTGACTTGGTCAGCATGACGCAAAACATGGACACGGAGTCGAAGAGGCTGTGCCAAAAACCGAATTTGGAGCCATGGGCTCGCTTAACGGCTTCTTCCTCGAATTTCGTATAGCCGAGGGAGGCAAATGTTACCCCAAGAGGTTCCAAAAGCGAGTTGCTGAGGATGTGTAGCAGGAGCTTATACATCTTGGTCATGATGGGCAGATCGGCGAGATTGGTGAAGAAGTCAAACCTCTCGCGGATATTCATGAAGAACTCCTCCGCACTTTGTGCTGCGTGCTCGTCAGGCAGGTCAGCAACAATGTCTTGAGCGGTGGCGAAGATATCGGCAAAGCGTTGGGCGAACGTTTCCGTAGTCAAGCGCGTAAGGCTGGAGCCGAACATGCTAGACAAGAGTGCGGAGAGAGCGCAAGTGTAGTCAACAAATGAGTTGGCACGAGTCATCTGCCATGCGAACACGGCACAATGCTCCACCTTCTCGAGAATGGCAGTACCGTCGATATCGAGGTCCGAGAGGAGTGTTCTCACCTTAGCGAGAAACTCGTCGAGCCAGTCGGTTTCGGCGAACTGTGGGGCATGGGCACTAAGCGAGATCAAGACCTGGGTCTCAAAATCGTCTGGTAATGCCCAGGGGGTTTGGGACCGTGCCAGTTGCGCTGCGAAAGCGCGAGCCAAAAAGATGGCCTGGGGGTTTCCCGATGCAGCGAATGACGCTGCGATGGGTGTGGGGCTTGCAGGCCCCACGCTGTTTGTGGTGGAAGGGTTAATTAAGTACATGGTGGCGTTCAAAATTTCCTCACCCACCAGTTCGTCTGCGGTTCCTTTTCCGACTTGTAATACAACAAGCCACTTTCAGGCGCGGGCTAAATTACTAACTTAAAAGTTTTCATTTTCGACCAGAACGGTGGGTTCGCTTAGATCTTTCCTTACTTGATGAGCGGCACAAAGGCCTATAAACTCAGCCTTACCGACACTTGTCGGCAGTGACTGAGGCTAGCTCATAGCTCTAGGGTCCAATCAGATCTGGGGCATAGAGATCTTCCAATTTCTCTACACCGAGTGATTACAACGATCATTAGTAAACTTCAATCCAGTCCACGCCTTCCACGGGCGTGCGATGATGTCAGTTCGTTCAGACAATTGGGCACTCGGCTCCAAATACCGTTTTAAAGTGCGGTGCACATAAAGTAAGGCTTTTCACCTTCAGCTCATTTTATTGGTATATTTATCACCAAAAATAGAGTAAAAATCTCTTTAGACCGAAGCCTATCATTAATACGCGCGTACAGAGCACGCCCATATACATGCCAAATATGGCATGATTCACAAATGCCGGGGTGTACCCGGCAAAAACCTCTTCTTCATATATTAAAAGAGGAACAAAATTTTCAAATCCGTCAAAAAGACGGACCCCATTTAAGGGTATGCGCACAGTTAAGTGTCCGCATGCGTGATGTAGTAATCACGACTGCCTGGGGGGGCTAGAAATAGTCTGCAAGTTTGAATAAAACAATACAGTACACATCGTTCAAAAAGAACAACAATTACAGCAAAAAGCTATACAAAGATCAGAAAACGACGACGCAGTTCGAAAAGCGTACGTCATCATCTTGTGACCCGTGTAAAGTTCTCGCGTGTAGCGGTTGGTTTCTAATAAATGTGTAGCGTGCTGATTAAGCACACTACAC